ACGTTTCCACCTGATTGTTGGAAACTTAATCCAGGTGTGTTTGCGTCGTTGGTTCTTTGGAGTGTGATTACTGAGTTTGTGTCTTTTAAGTGTAACAGTGTGTCTGGTTGGTTAACAGTACCAATTCCTACCTTGTCACCTTTCAATAAAACATCTCCTGTACCATCTGGTTCTAATGTGATGTCTCCGTTGGCACCATCTGCAATTTTTATTGTGCCTGAATTCGTTCCACCATTGGTACTCAATGTTAGATCACCTGTGCCTTGAGTTGTCAGTGTTGCGTTAGCGTCAGCGTCTCCAATTCTCACAGTGTCACCGTTAAGATTTACGTTGCCTGTGCCACCTGGTGTGATCTCAATATCTGCGTTGCTTGGGCCAGATATAGTGTTGCCCGAGAATGTAAATGTTCCTGTGCCTGCGTTGGCGTCAACAAAGTCCTTGACTGCCGCACTGGTTGGTATGGTGGTGTCGTTGTCGTTGCTTCCAATACCCTCTGATTCTGTGACTATGGCACTTGCCTTGAAGTTGTCTACTTCTAAATTCGAAACTGTGGTTGAGTCAGCATCCACTGATGAAATTGTGAAAGTGCCTGTGACTGTACCAGTCACCACTAGGTTGCCGTCGATGTTTACATTTTCATTGATATTAATCTGACTACTGTCTGAACTTGTAATTGTGTTATCTTTGATTTCAACACTGCCTAACAGAATACTGCCCGTACCAGCCGCTGAAAGTTGAAGATCATCATTGGTGTTTGCAGATGATATTTCATTTTCTGTAATTTTAAGACCATCTATCACCACACCGCCAGTTCCGTTTGGTGAAAGTGTGATGTCACCGTTTGTAGTCAATGACGAAATTGTTGCACCATTGATGTTAAGTGCATTATCAACTTCAACATCACCAGCCAATTCAATTTTGCCGGTTCCATTTGCTGAAAGTACAATATCTGCGTTTGTTTCAGTGGTTGCTATTGTACTGCCACTGATGTCTATTCCTTTTGCACCCGCAGTGTCTTGGCCCAAAAGTCCATACAGTTCTTGGGTGTTATCGTTAATTTTTTGCATTGCGACACGGAGAGTATCTCCTTTTCCGTCATCTGCAGTAGTCCCAACACTTATTAATTGAATAGCCATAATTTTCACTATATTTATGTGTACTTCATTACAATAAATATGTGTGATGCCTAGACTATCCATATACAGACCAGAAAAAGGTAAAGATTACAAATTCTTTGATCGCAACATCAAAGAGTTATTTCAAGTGGGCGGCACAGACATTTACATTCACAAGTACATGGGGCCACATGATCAAGGTGAAACCAACGATGCCACACAGCCAAAAAGAGCAGTTATTGATCAAATGAGCATACAAGACTTATTATTACTTGAAAATAGAGACAGAAAATATGAATCAGATGTGTATTATGCACGTGGCATATACAATGTAGCAGATGTTGATTTTGATCTCACACAGTTTGGATTGTTCATGCAAAATGATCAGCCATTTATTACATTTCATCAAAGAGATATTATTGAAAGATTAGGCAGGAGATTGATGAGTGGTGACGTACTTGAACTTCCACACAGGAAAGATGATTTCAGTTTAGATGACACCATGGATGAAACACTAAAACGTTTCTATCAAGTTGAAGATGTCAACGTCACTGCAGAAGGATTTTCACAAACATGGTGGCCACATCTGATCAGAGCAAGATGTAAACCGCTCAAAGATTCTCCAGAATTTAGAGACATCATTGGCACACGAAATGATGAAGAATCAATTGCATACAAACAAGGTACTGGACGTAGAGATCAAGAAATCAATGATGCCATTATTGCCCAAGCAGAAGCGGATGCACCTGAATCAGGATACAACACACAGCCATTGTATGTGTTGCCTGTAGATGACAACGGAAAAGTTGCTATTGTAACTGCCGACGAAACAGACATTGACATGTCCACTGGCAAAATCAAAGCAGACAGAGTTAAAGCGAGTCCACGTGGAGATGGATATCTCCAAGGTTACTTGACAGGTGATGGCATTGCACCAAATGGCGAATCATATGATTTTGGCACATCATTTCCAGCGGCACCAGTTGAAGGATCCTATCATTTGAGAACAGACTACTTGCCAAACAGACTGTTTAGATATGATGGAAGAAGATGGGTACATCAAGAAGATGATGTAAGAATGACAATGACCAACACTGATCAAAGATCAACTTCAAAATTAAGTTTTGTTAACAATGACACTGTTACTACAAACCAAGATGGCACAACACAAAATGAAAAGAGTGCATTGAGTCAAGCATTAAAAGACAAAGAACGCAAAACACCTGCACAAGACAAGGAAACAAATAGTTAATGGCAAACATTTCACATTTCTATGATGGACAATTAAGAAGATTCATCATTCAATTCACAAGAATGTTGTCTAATTTTCAATATGAAACAGGCAAAGATGCAGATGGCAACAAAGCACTGATCAAAGTGCCTGTGCGTTATGGCGATATCAATAGACAAGTAGCAAACATTCTAAGGCAAGGATCAGAAAATGCTTTGGTTAGTGTGCCACAAATGGCTGTGTACATAAATTCACTTTCATATGATCGCCCACGTATGCAAGAACCAACGCACATAGACAAAATACACGTGAGAGAAAGATCATTTGATCCGGAAACTAAAACATATTCAGGCACACAAGGCAATCAACATACAATAGAACGTATCATGCCTGTGCCTTTTGAACTTACAATGAATGCAGATTTGTTTACAAATAACACAGATCAAAAATTACAAATACTCGAACAAATATTAGTGTTGTTTAATCCTGCTATTGAATTACAAACTACAGATAATTGGGTTGATTGGACATCATTAAGTTATGCAGAAATTACTGATCTCACATTCAGTTCTAGAACTATTCCTAGTGGCACAGATGATGAAATAGATGTTGCTTCTATGACATTCACATTGCCTATTTGGCTGACTCCACCTGCTAAAATTAAAAAACTTGGAGTCATTGAAAAAATTGTTGCTTCATTGTATGATGAAGATGCTTCAAAAATTGATGTGTCTGGTGTAATTGGATCTGATTTATTAAGTAGACAAGAAATTACTTTTGGAAATTATGGTCTATATGTAGAAGGAAACAAAGTAAGATTGTTGCAAAGCAAAGATACACTGAATGAAAAAGTAGGTGACACTGCTCACGTATCTCCTACTAGAGAAGTTGCAAAAACAGATTCACAATTAGTATATGGCAGAGAAATTCCATGGGCAAAAGTAATAGGTGCATTTGGCAGAATTACAAACGGACTATCAAAAATTAAATTAGAAACATCTATTACAACTGCAAACAATGAGGACACAGTAACTTATATCACAGGAACTATTGCAGAACATCCAACAGAAGAACATCAATTGCTTTTTACAGTTGATGAAGATACAATTCCAACTGATTCAATTGCATCATTTAGTAAAATTATCGATCCAACTGTCACTGGTCCAACTGGTTCAGAAGTAAATGGACAGAGATATTTGATCACACAACCGATTGGCACAGCATTGCACGATGTCAACATAACAAGTATCACACATGACGGAACCACTACCGCTACAGTAACTTGTTCTTTGCCACATGGACTTGCAGTAGGTGATACTGTGCGTATTACAGGAGCGGCACCAAGTTATTACAATGGCACTATTGGTGTTAAAGCGGTGCCTAGCACTACACAATTTACATATAATACAGTGGCGGCAACCAATGCCGCGGCAAGTTCTACGGCACAAACAGCAGATTTGACAAAATTTACAGCGGCAGGTGGTGTGTTAATCACACCATCTTCACTTGTATCACCAGCAGTGGGTACTCCAGTTGGCGTGACTAATCGTGGTCCAAGTGCATGGGGCAATCTTGTTGCATCAGAATCTGACATCATACAATACAATTCGACAACAGACAAGTGGAATGTTGACTTTGACTCCACAAATGTGACTAATGTTCAATACGCAACTAATGAAGCAACATCAGTACAATTCAAATGGACTGGCACACAATGGCAGAAGTCATGGGAAGGTGAATACCAACCTGGTGATTGGGTGCTTGACCTTTAACCAATTATATTATAAAATAACTTATGGATATTGTTTGCAGTGGTGCCTTGTTTTATGCAAAGTCAACTAAACGTTTTATGTTGCTTCAAAGAGCAAACAAGAAACATCATGGCCAATGGGGCATAGTTGGTGGCAAAGCGGAAGGCAAAGAACTTCCTGTAGAAGCACTTAAACGCGAAATTAAAGAAGAAGTTGGCAACACACCAACTATAAAAAAGTTTATTCCATTAGAAATGTTTCAAAGCACTGATCAAAAGTTTTTCTTTAACACCTATGTGTGTGTTGTTGATACAGAATTTACGCCACAACTTAACGGAGAACACATTGGATACTGTTGGGTACAAATGAATGCTTGGCCAAAACCCATGCATCAAGGTTTACAAAAAACTGTAAACAGCAAAACTATCAAAAATAAGTTGCAGACTATCTTAGATATTATAAGTTAACACCGCCTGTTGGCTCTCTTTTTGCGGCAAATTCTTTTTTGAGCATGCCGACAAAAACTTTATACACAGTACCATTAGGACCTATTGTTGTAACTGACCATACACCTCCATTATATCCTTCTATACCGTATAAGCCTTCTACTGTATAAACTTTTTGTATCAGTCTTACAAGAAAATCTTGTGGATTGTGGATACAAATTTTTTGTTGCATTGCTTGTAAAAACATAGCATCTGCTTGTTCTAGATTTTCGGGTGTTGGATCTGAATATAACATTGCTGAATTGATCAATGGTTCCGGTGTACTACACACATGAGTCACGTATGCAAGATCGTTTGGTTTCCATTCATGTTCAGTAGATTTTGAAGGTTGTGCAAAAAAAGCCACTACAACAATTATTAAAATTATTATGCCTGTAAAAATGTTTTTATTCATGTCTCAATTAGTATTTATCTGCTTTTAAATTGCTATTTCTGTGTTATTTTTGCAAGACTGTTATTTGTCTTGGATATATGTCTTGCCAGTCAACTGTTCAATGTCACGTATCATTTCTTCCATGTTGACCCTTACAGTTTTTCCTGTTTTTGTATTCCTTGAGAAATATTCCCATTCGCCTTGTTCATTGTGTGGAGATATTTTAGTAACGTTGCCCGCTTCGTCTCTTACAAACACTTCAGCACTTGATGATTCGTCTTTGGCGTATATGTGTGCAATGTTAGTTGTGCCAGATGGGTCGCCTGACAGTATACCTAGTTCTACATGTCCTGTAACTCTCAAACTTGTATCATTCAATAATTGCAGTGAGTCAGATCTGAATCTGCCTGAAATATTGTTAGTACCATTTTTCTTGAATGCAAATTCTAGTATGCCGTCTTCTGTACCATCTCCTACGTCTAGAATCTTGCCTGATATTTTTGCATACAGCACTTCTTGATCGTTGTCATTCTCACCTTGGAATTTGATCTGTCCAAGATAGTCAGCATTAGCAGGTGATGAACTGTTTCGTTTAAGATTGATTACTGGGCCTGCTGTGTTTGAATCTTCTGTTGTGGTGATTGACAATGCGTCACTTGTTGATGTGTTTGTAATTTCAGCACCTGTACTTGTAGTCTCAAAAACAGTTGTGCCATAATGTTTAAGTTTGACTGCACCGGTAGAACCATCTGCTACAATGTATTCAGTTATACTCCCACTGCCGTTGTCTGTGGAAATTACAACATCCTTGTCGTTGGCATAAGTTCTTATATTGATGTCTCCAGTGGTTTCGTTGATGTTTAAATTAGTGCCTGTGTGCTTAATGTTTGCATCTGTATCGGTACCAAACTGTAGTTCAACACTATCTTTTAGTATAGTGTTGCCTGCTAAATCAATCTTGCCTGTGCCTGCAGGATCTAATGTGATGTTTGCATTGGAACTTGGAGATGTTATGTCATCTGTTGCAATACCACTTGTAAATGTTTTCAGTCCTGAAATGGATTGATCTGAAGCATTAAGAACGACTGATGCCGCACTTACTCCGCCACCTTTACGTTCCATGTTTACTCTGTATCCATTTACAACAAGGTTAGACGTTGTTCCTACTCCTCTCAATCTCGCAGTAGTACTATCATAATCTGTGCTGTAGGTAATCAGTTGTCTGTTTCCTGAAGTTACAATTCCAAATTCAGATTCAAAAATATTTGTGCCATCACCAACTACTAATACTTCTGAAACTTGATATTCTGCTCCCCCAACTCCTGCTGGTGCTTTGACTGAGTTGAAATAGTGTGCGGCTTGAAATGTTGTAGATGCTGTAACGCTGTTTTCAAAAGTGTTGATGTTTTCAATAGCAGAGTCTACATCTGTGTTTACAATTATAGAAACGTTGTCACCAGTAGCCGCTTCTTCTGTGTCTTTCAGTTGTATCTTATACATTTTGACTGTGACATTCGCAGTTGCGGCTGTGCCTAACAGTCTTATGTTGCCACTGTTTATGTCTACGTCGATCGATAATAAATGTGCATCAGTGGTTGATGTTCTTCCATATTCAGAATGATAAGCATTTGAGCCATCATGTGTTACATTGACTTTGAAACATTCATGCCCTACAGTACTGCCGTCACCGGTTGTACTAGATGCTAGAATAAAATATTGCACTGCTCTATATGTTGAAGAATCAGTTGTATCAAGTGATTCTTGTGCTGAATCAACATCTGCATTGATTGATAATCCAGTATTTGTACTTGAGGAATCCGCTTCAGAATTATCACCTAAACCAGTTCTAAATAATGTAATACTGTTGGTAGTGGATACCCCAGTCATTCTTAATCGCACAGTTGATCCTGATATATCAGCAGAAAAAGTTGCAACTGAACTCGAACCAGTGTGCGTTACACCATATTGATTGATGTAAGCGTCTGAACCATCATGTATGAGATGTATGAAACCTGTTTC